AGCGCTGTGGCGCGAAATTCATGGAGGAATTTATGGCCGATCTGAAAGCGACGCTGAACTCAATGCGCTTCTGGGCCGCTCAACCTGCACCGAGCGAGCCAAGTACGCCCGAGCCAACCACGACAAAATCGGAAAGCATTATCTCCGAATCAGCAAAGAAATCGACACGCTCACGGAAGAGGAACTCGAAGAATATGAAATCCACCCCCCAATCTACAGAGACCACGCGCCCTTCCTCAGTTAGGGGTAAGCGCATCATGGTCATACCGGACACGCAGGTGAAGCCGGGAGTCAACACCGACCACCTAGAGTGGGCGGGTCGCTACTGCGTGAAAATGAAACCTGACGTGATCGTGCATCTGGGCGACCACGCAGATTTCCCGTCGCTGTCCACGTGGGACAAGAAGGGCGGCAGACACATGGAAGGCAAGCGCATCATGGCAGATTTTGAGAGTGCCAATAACGCGTGGGCCAGACTGAATGCGCCAATCGATAAAGAGATAGCGCGACTCAAGAAAGGCAAACGCAAGGCTTGGAATCCGCGCAGGGTGATTACGCTCGGCAACCACGAAGACCGCGTGACACGTTTTGTGAATTCTGACGCGGCATGGGAAGACGTTATCAGTTTAGACATGCTCGACTATGAGCGCTCAGGCTGGGAGGTCTACCCGTTCCTGCAACCTGTCGAGATCGAGGGCATAGCTTTTTGCCACTATATAACCTCGGGTGTCATGGGCCGCAGTATCACGAGCGCACGGGCAGGTCTCACGAAGAGACACCAGTCATTCGTTCAGGGACACGTCCAGACTCGCGACATAGCGGAGACCAGTGACGTACTCGGTCGCCGTCGCATCGGCTTGATGGCGGGCATCTTCTACTCTCACGAGGAAAGCTACCTCAACAGTCAGACCGGCACAGATACGACTTGGAACGGAATTTGGATGCTCCATGACTGTCACGAAGGTCAATTTGATTACATGCCAGTGTCATATGCCTACCTGCAAGACAAGTATGGATAATCAAGACAAGTCCGCGTGGTGCCGGGCAGGGGAGAAAGCTGAGGCCGACTTCCTTGCCACCCGGCAGATTGCTGGCGTCGGACTATCGTGGAATCCAGCGAAGCAGACAGATCGATACGCGCACGATTACGTGGCGATGATCCCTGTTGACCTGAAGACCATGAAGACCCCGTGGCGAAAGTCTCAGGAGTTGTTCGGCATACCCTCAGATAAGGCTGTGTCGATCAACCAGAAAGACTTGAGTCGTTACGCAGAGTTGTACCCGAACATCATCATTTACCTCGATGTCGAGTACACCGGGAAGCTGTTCTCCCTGACGCTAAACAGGGCGAGGAGATTGATCGAAGAGGGCCGGGCACACCGGCACGAATACCTCGAACGGAAGAATGACAACGCGGGTAACGCGAAGGTCAGCTTCATTTTTAACACCGACGATTTAGACATTCTTCACGAAAGGTGACGTGGGATACATAAGTGCCAAGGAGGTTTAAGCATGGAAAAAGAATGGGTTATGGAAGACCGGAACCGCGACATGTGGTCGATAGTGAACGACGTTTCTCGTGTAGAAGAGATCCCGATCAGTTCTATCGTATCGCTCTGTGAGGATCACGGTCTTGAGTGTCGTGACTTTGTCGAGAAGTGGGAAGCACTACTTGATACCAGTCACGAACTTATCAATAGAGCGGAGGATTTGATGTGAGTAGATACAACGCGACGCTGTATTTCAAGACTAAGCAGTCAGCACTGGACGCTGGCTACTGTGACGCAGTCGAGACCGACGAAGACGACTTCCCCTACATGGCGGTGGTGACGTTCTTCGCTGATCACTACGACGTGGAAGAGGACGACGACATGTTCGAGGTGGCTGTATGAGCATGAGGGACGTTTCATCAGTCAGGCTCAACGACGCTACCCCGGAAGAGTGGGACGCGGTCAACAGGCCACGCCACTACACCACGTCTGAAGTCGAGTGCATAGATTACATCCACATGATGCTGGGTTCTGGCGTAAACGATTATCTACGCGGACAGGTCTACAAATATATGCACCGCCACCAATTTAAGGGCGCGGAATTGGAAGACTGTAAGAAGGCGCAGTTCTATTTATCGCGCCTCATATATGAACTCGAACAGGGAGGTTAAATGGATAAAGTTAATCGCTACATCAAGCTGTCGCGCAAGGACGTTAGCGCTGGCATTGAGCAAAAAGGTGGGTTGTCCTACATCAGTTGGGCTTACGCATGGAATGCTTTAGCGGAGGAGTATCCCGACAGCACCTACTACTTCGGTGAGCCTGTCACGTTCCCTGACGGGACGATGATGGTCAAGGCCGGGGTCAACGTGTGCGGGATTAATTATGAGATGCAGTTGCCGTGCATGGATCATCGCAACAAGGCAGTCAGCAACCCGGACGCCCGGCTGATTTCGGATAATCAAATGCGGGCGCTCGTAAAAGCGATAGCGATGACAGGATGTGGTATCGGACTTTATCTCGGAGACCTCAAGCACGTGGTTGCGGAGTCAAAGTTCGACAAGGCCGAGCAACTGCTGGCCGCGCAGGACGCTAGTGGCTTCCACGAGTTCGTACACGTCACGCTTGGCGAGGTCGAGCGCGTTGACATCTTTAATGATGCACCGCCCGGTCGCAAGACTGCATTTAAAAACGAATGGCGTAGTTTGCTAGCTACCGCCAACACGTTCTTGGATGAGGTGAGTGCCAGCATCACGGACGCACACCAACGGGATGATCTCTCGCTCCTGCAAGAGACCATCGGTGAACTAACCTCTTACGAGAGGAAAGCAGTATTCGGTCGTCTATCTGACGCCGAGAAAACTTTTGTTAAACAGGCAAGGAGTGCCGCATGAAGCAGTTCAAGAAAGTAGTAGCAACAGTAGGTAAGTACACTGACGCGAATGGTCAGGAAAAGAATCGGTACGTGACAGTCGGTCGTGCGTTTATCCGCGACGACAAGAGCGTGTCGATCAAGGTGGACTCGATGCCAGTAGGCCCGGAGTTCAGTGGGTGGCTCAACCTGTATGACCTCGATGAGGATCGTCAGGGTCAGGCTCCAGCACGGGCGGCACCAGCGCCTGCACCAGCGGCCGAAGATACTGATCTTCCGTTCTAGTGTCTGACACTGCCGCCGTGGTACTGGGGATTGCTTTGCAGTCCTCAGTATCGCCTTACACACTTTGCTTCAACGACAGTTGCATTGAATACGAATGCGACATGCCACCGTCTCACGTCTTAACGCGGGACGGAACCAAAGTTCACACCCCATGCCTACCTCTCAACCTTGTATGCAAAGACCAAGGCTACGCAGAGTCGTGCTCGGTCAACGGGGTAACCATCACACAGATGCCTAACAAGCAGGGCATCATCATCACGAGGGATTAGAAATGAGCAAGCGCGTATGGAGACGCACTAATACTTACGGCATTTATTTTATAGCCGTAGTGGTTGCGTCGGTAATCGTGTACAGCCTTCTGGAGGTTAGCCGTGTCTGTAGTGCCCTATGAGTGCCTACGCGACCTCTCCGGGGCGCGACAGGTATCTCGGGTCATCGACTGGCTTAGGGAAAACAGGATAAGATTCACTCTCGGCACTGACGGTCGTCCACGCACCGTGGACGATTTCCTGCGAGAGGATCTTGAGAGAGATGGCAAAAAGAGGAAAGTTACCCCCATACGTTTCAGTTGATAAGTATGGGTACAAGCTAAAACGCTATGAGGGCCGCGTACACGGCAAGATCAGGTGGGGTAAGACCAAGATAATAGCCCCGGCTGATGCGCCAATGAGCGAGGTCTGGAGGGCGTATGAGGAAGCTGTCGGGGACGGAACCCAGACGGTGGGATGGTTGCTAAACCTGTTCATGGGTAGCGACCAGTTCAGCGCTCTCGCGCCTAAGACCCAGCACGATTATCGTAAGTCCATCGAGAGGCTCGTAAACGCCTCTGTGGGCAACGAGAGAGTTGGGTCAGTGGCATTGGATAGGTTAGACAAGCGTTCCATACGCGGCTATCTAGACACGTATGGGGCACCCGTAGCGGCCAACCGTCAGGTGGCCATTCTCAAATCAGCATGGAACTGGGCGCTAGAGCGCTACAGCATCCCTGCCAACCCCACAATCGGAGTGCGATTACACCGGGAGCGCCCCCGAGATCGCTACGTGACGGATCACGAGTTTGACACGGTGCTAAGGATGGCACCGGCTCCGATTTCCCAAATGATGGAACTGGCATATCTGCTCCGGGCTAGGCTGTCAGAAGTACGAAATCTTACCATTGATGACGTTACTGACACCCATGTCCGGCTGATACGCCTAAAGGGGTCTGAAGGCGAACTCACATTGCTCTCTGACCGCCTCAGAGCGGCTGTGAGAGACGTTCGCGGAGACCCTTACATCTGCTATAGGTATAGTGAATCGGCCTTTAGAAGCGCTTGGAGGCGCTTACAGGGCAAGATGTCTGAGGCCGGAATTGAGCCATACAGGTTCCACGATATCAAAAGTAAAGGCGTTTCAGATCACCAAACGCAACACAGTGGCCATAGATCAGCGGCCATGCGGAAGACCTACGTCAGGAAGTTGCTCGAAGTACCGGCTACACGCTAGGGAACAGAGCGATGAAACGTAGCGAATCCAACACCAAACTCGGTAGTTGTTCCCTGAGTACCTCCCCCGAAATCACCGTAGATACTGCCTTGCCGGGCACCGACCAGATCCCTGTTAATCAGCGGGTCGCTGGTTCGAGCCCAGCAGACGGAGCCATATTCTACGCGTGCCACAAGGATGTGGCCGTGAGAGTAGGGGGCTAATTAGGGAACTGCTTAGGGAATCAGTCGAAAAGGAATCCCATATCGAGCAGGCTCTGCAAGGTCTTATCAGTAACCTTCTGGAAGCCGTCAGTCTTATCACCACCGGGCTTAGTCCATGCCGTGGTGTTCATCTTCTCCATCCTGCTCATCTCTCTTTGAGCCGCCTTCCCATCAGGGTCGGTCAACATCCCCTTCATATCTCTATGAGCGCCAGTGTACAGTTCCTCGTGCTCTATCGGCCTACCAAACTTGCCGATCACGTTATGCCCTCTCGCTATAGGAATACGCCAGCCGTATGACCTGTGGTCAGACAGGTCGTCAATGGCCGCGTTCGGGTTCAGCTTCACCAGCATCTGTCCGTTAGTCCCCATAGCGTTGCCGTGCAACTCTGGGATGGCTATGTCTCGATAGATCTGGTGGATGTTCGGGAAGCCCGCGTCCTTGAATTCCTCTCCCGACATTTTGTTGGTGATGGCTTTACGTGCGTCCTGATAACCGGGTCGCGCTAGATAAGCCTCAGCGTCTGGGTGATTCATGCCGGGGAAGTCCTTGAACTTGCCCTTGTTGACGCTCCTCACATGGTCATCGATCTGCTTGACCATTTTCTTGGGGTACTTAGCCCCAGCCTCCACCAGTGTCTCCATCTCCCTTAGAGCCGCCTCTACCGGCATCGTAGAGAAGTTAGAAGAGCCCATGTCCATCATGTCGTAAGCGCCCCAGATATTATCTGACTTGTTCGCTTCAGCGACATCTACCACTTTCTGCTGGTATGGGTTTGCGATCTTCCACGTAGACTCCCACGCCGCATTATCCTTCCCGCCGCGCTCTGCGGCAGAAGCCAGAGGATAGTGGGCACCGCTCTGTAGCTTCAGCGGTCTGATAGGTACGCCCGACATCTGACTGAGCGTGCCCGCCGCAGTGGGATCACCTCGCAGTGGGATGATTGCCGCACCTTCCATTTCCTTACTGGTCAGGGTCGGTAGCTTGTTGATGTCGTAGGTATCGGTCATGACGGTTTCGTAGTCACCGGCCCTAGCGAGTGCCTCCCTAGTCTTACCGGGGGATGTGCCTACCATAGCCTCACGCCTGCCCTTCGGCATGGTGGTGTACTCGCCGGTTGTCTTACTGCGCGGGCCTTGTAGTCTCTCGGCCTCGGTACTGCGACGCACCTCGGGAACCTTCGTCTTCTTCGCCAGTGCGGGGGCGAGTATCGCCCACTTCGCCAGATCACCTATGACAGGTAGCGCCTCACCAGCGACCGTCAGGCCACCCTCAAGTGCGGCCATGCCGTAGTTGCCATCGGCCATGTGCTTACGCGTGTTGTCAGCACCTACGACGCCACCGACTCCCGGCAGGAGTTCCGGTATCAGCGACAGCCAAGGGGCCGCACTGTTCGCGGAGTCCTCATCGAAGCCCGCCGCCATGAGTCCCTTCTTCACTCCGCCCTCGATAGTCTCCGAGAGGCTTTCGTCCTGAAGTACGGGTGCGACTCTGTTCGCCAGTCTTGCTCTTGCGTAACTCATAAGAAGTCCAGTAGTGCGCCCAGACGCGTCTTAGCGTTCGGGTCTTCAGTTCGTCGGTTGGCGGTCTCCAGATAGTTCACGACCCCCTCGGGGAACAGCAAACTCATGGGACTGCCCTCTAGGTTTCGCTGTAGGTCGCGTGCGCCCATCGTGAAGTCAGCTAGACCCTCACTGCGTGGGGCGCTGATCATTCCTGAGTCCTTGATGTGGGGTGCAGACAGAGCCGCCGCCGCCGCGCCTATACCGGCAACTGGCAACAGCGAGTCGATGGTGGCCGCGCCCTTCTGGAATCCCTGAGCCTTGCGATCAGCGAAGCGAGTCTTCGCGTACTTGGTTAGGCCCAGCCTCAGCCGGTTATCCTTTGCCACCTTCGAGTGCTTGGAGATATCGAGGAGCATGGGCTTCAGCCCGGCGAAATAGGTCTCGCCGTTCTTGCCGCCGTCCTGTTTCCGAGCGTGTGTAGCCCAGTCGTTGTAGTTAACGAAGCCCTTATCGTGCATGATATTTTGTAGGTGCGTCTCAGGAGCGATGTCAGGCTCTCTGGAGACCTTTTTCTGCCATGCGCTTACCAGCCTATCCAGATCGATGCCCTTCGCCAGAGCGAGAGCCGGGCCAGCTTCCGCATCCTCAGACTGACCTAAACCCATCAGCCCGGCAATGGCGGCACCGGCCTTCGGTGCCTGATCTTTGGCTATACTGAATAAGCCCATTACCGCTCCTCCTCTTGTGATTGCACCTCAGAGAAGAGTCCTTCCAGTGCGTTGCCGCCCTGTCGGAGATAGAACGGTACGTTGTTGCGATCACGTGCCGCCGCGCCAAACAGACCTGACACGGGATTGTCACCGCCACCTGCACGTCGAGACCTGTAGGAAGATCCCGCTCGGTTCATTCTCCCTGCCGCAGAGTTGATGGCAGACGGAATCATGCTTGCCCCAGCCGCAATAGCCGCTGGCTTCCAGTCACCAGTGGCAATGCCTGCCGCGATGGCACCACTTCCACCCGCCGCACCAATCGTGCCCGACAGGGGTATCGGATTGTTATTACCTATCCTGTTAGCCGCAGAGCGATACATGTCATCGATATCGAATAGTGTGCTCGCCTCCGCGTTAAGTGGTTTTACTTCAGGTATCCATTCGCCCAGCTTCTCTCTCAGATAGTCTGCGTACAGCTTATCCACCTGACTGCCAACCGAGTCATCAACTAGGTTTGTCTTATTGTGGTTGACCTGCCTGTCAGCAGAGATACGCATGTCCCGTAGACCATCTGGCTGAATGCCCACGATGGTGTCGCCCTCGGGGGTTGTCGAATACTGAGACTTGATCTTTGCGCCCTGCGCCTCGACGGCATTCTGCATGTCAGACCAGTTGGCGTCAGTCTGCGACACCTTCGACTTGGCCCAAGACTCCCACCCGCCAGTAATATCGTCCATAGGTATGGTGACTTTGGAATTCATGATCACGCTGTCAATTTC